TTAAGATTTACAAGGTTAACCCACTGAGAGTCAATTAACCACTGTAAAATATATTCTTCGTAGTCCTGAATAGATAATTCCATTAAGGAATCCATCATTTCATCTTCAAGTTCTACACTTCTTAACGGAGCACCTAATAGGTGTTTAACTCTCGTATAAATTTTACTTCTTTCTGGTTCTGGAATTACTGCCATAATGATATAAATATCTTAATTATTCTATTTCGTGTTTAAGTGAATCCAAATTAAATATATATTGGCCCTTGTCACTGATAGGTTTATTATCAAAAATTAAAATTTTGTTTGTTTTGGGTTGTATAAATATTAACCAATCAACATTATATGGTTTAACATTACCAGTATCAAACAATTCAACTTTATTATCAGCAATTGACACGGTTGAAAATGGTTTGATTTGTGATGTATAAACTTTACCGCCCATCTTTATCAACATGTCCACACCTTTAAACGCGTCTTCTTTTTGACCATGACCCCCAATTTTTTCAATTTCAGCATTACCTTCAAAATAATCTTCTAATTTTTTATGAACACTGTTTTCAGATTTTTGACCTCTATCCCACAATTTTTTAAGTACTTTTATAATATTGATAAAATCTTCATTATTTTTTGTAAAAACATTCTTTTTGAAATGATTTAATGCACTTATGAACCTTTGTACTTCTTTGGGTGTTCTATTTTCTTTTTTACTAAAATCAAATATCTTATCTTGTCTATCGATTTTTTCAATTTCTTTATTCACTGCTCTAACTAATAAACAAAATGCATTAAAATTTGTGTTTAAATTATTTAGTAGGGACCTTCCTTCTTTAGATTCAACACCATAAAATCCTGACATTTCTTTTGTATCACCTTCAACCCAAAACTGACTAAACACATTTTTTAATACATCCGTAACTCCGTCCTGATATATTTTTTTAACTCTACTGTTGTTTATTAAATCTTTATAGAATAAAACTTCTTTTGAGTCACAAAATTTAGCGTCTACCGATTCTGTTATTACTTTACCCATTTCAATTGATTCTAAAAGTTTTGTTTCTGTTTTCATTTGATATAGTTTAGAAACAAAATCCCAATTAACAACTTTCCAAAAATTGGAAATATATTCGTCTCTTTTGTTTCTGTACTTTAGATAATAGGCGTGTTCCCATAAATCCAATCCAAGAATTGGAAATCCCCCACCTTCAATTACGTTCATTAAAGGATTATCTTGATTTGGGGTCGACATAATTTTCAAGGTATTTTTTGCCGTAAGGATAAGCCATACCCATCCTGAACCAAATCTTTCTTTGGATATTGTTTCGAATTTCTTTTTGAATTCGGCAAAACTTCCAAATTGTTTTGTAATTTTTTTATAAAGTTCCCCTTCAAGTTTTTTTGGTTTTGGGGTTAACATATTCCAAAACAATGCGTGATTAAATGCACCACCAGCATTATTTCTTATTGTTTTATCAAAACGTGAAATTGTTTTGATAATCTGTTCTAATTCTAAATCACCATATTTTTTCTTGGACAGGGCGTTATTTAATTTATCGACATATCCCTTATAATGTTTATTATAATGGATGTTCATTGTTTCAGGGTCAATAAATTGTCTAAGGGCTGAGTAGGAATAAGGTAATTCTTCTATTCCGATTTTTTTCATTTCTGTAATCAACAATTCTTTTTCTTTGGTGATGTGGGTTTCGATAATTTGTTTTTCGACTTGTTGAATTTTCTTCTCTAATCTCTTCATATTTGGAGTATCTATTTAGATATAAATAATCCAAAAGTTATTTAAGGCCGAAGTTCGTTAATTCTTTTTAGTATTTCTTCTGCTGCGTCACCACTATTTAGATTATCTCCCAACACCGTTGAGATAACTTGTTTTTTATTTGCTAGAATATCGTAGATAACACCTTCGATTGTATTTTCAAAAATTGGGTAATAAACCAATACATTATTTTTCTGTCCGTATCTGTATGCTCTATCTTCAGCTTGGGAATGGTCTGATGGAAGAAACGATAGGTCATTCATAATAACAGCTTCTGCTGCGGTAAGTGTAATACCAACACCAGCAGCTTTAATGTTCCCGACAAAAACTTTTACCTTTTCGTTTTCTTGGAATTGGTCAACAGAAAATTGTCTTTCTGCTTTGGACATGGAGCCGTCAAGTTTAACTGCAGATTTTCCAAAGTGTTCACAAATTTTATTTAATGAATCTGTGAAGTTACAAAATATAATAACTTTTTTATCCTGTTCTAAAATGTTTTCCGCAAGTTCAATTGTCTGTGTGATTTTTTCATCTGCAATGATTTGCCTAACTTTTGTTAGTTTGGTAAACTGAACCGTCAAAGATTTAGATTCGTCAGGATTTTTATCATACCAATTATAGTATTCACCCATCACCTCTTCATATTCTTTTGACTTTAATCTCAAATAAACAGGAGTGATAATTTTATCAGGTAAATCTAAAACATCTTCTTTTAATCTTCTTAAGGTAAGTCCTAATGTTCTGTCACGCAATTCTTCCAAATTGGAAGCCCCCATGACGTTCCATACTTTTCGTGGACCAACTTTGAATTGGTATCCACTACAATATCTTATGACATAAGCCATCCAATTTTTGGCAACTGGCGAATCTATCAAGCTAAGTAGATTATAATAATCAATTGGACGGGAAGTCATGGGAGTTCCTGTTAACAACCAAAGTCGTTCAATATTTTTAACAATATCATTTATCAGTTTTGTTCTTTGGGCTTGAGCATTTTTGATATAGTGTGCTTCATCAATGACCACCAAATCAAAATTGGCAGCAAGAATTTGCGATTCATCTTTTTTCTTAGCATCGTGAAAGTTTTTTATGATGTCGTAATTTATTATTACAAAGTCGTTATTACCGTCAAAGTTTTTTCCTTCGGCAATATAAACAGACCTATCCGAATAATTTTCAATTTCCCTCTTCCAGTTTATTTTTAATGTTGCTGGACAAATAATTAAGATTTTTTTTGCGCCTGTTTCAAGAGCCGCGATAATAGTGGATGTAGTTTTACCAAGACCCATATCATCGGCCAAGATGAATTTTTTGTTTTCAACCAACTTTTGGATGGCTTCTTTTTGATGAGATAAGGGAGGTCTTTTAGAATATTTTTCATAACTGATAACCACGTCTTTAACCGTGTTATCTTTAATTATCGAAGCTTTTGGAAGCCAAAAATCATGTAGTTGTTCTGATTCAAAAACCTTACCCCAAATATGAAACGCTTTATCTTTTTCCGCCAGTAATTTTTCCACCCAAACCTTTTCAGGTATTTCGGTGTATAACTTATCATCAGCCAATTTCTGAGCGAAATATGCATCAAGTATTACCCATTTCTTCGCAACCTTTGGCTGTTTGTCGTGGTTGTTTATAATATATTCCGCCTGATTTCTTGTTGGGTAGAACTTCTTATTAACTTGTGATTTTCTTTTTAGTTCAAGCAAATAATTGTTTGCACCTTCATAGGTTTCAAGTATTGTTAATGCCTTAGATTCTAATGGAGCTTCAAAAGTCATATTACATTTGTATGGGTCCTGCCGTCATTCCAATAATTCATATCACCGTACCAAATAAAAATTTCTTCCTGTGGTCTAATAGGTTTGATACTATAAAATTCAAAAGTATTGTTTTCTTCATTTGAACGCCAAGCGGCATTTGGGTTTTCACTATGATTATACATCATACCATATCCCGAACAAACAACTTGTTTTTCATAATTTGGAGTACCTTGTGGCCAATTAAATCTATAGTCAATTAAGATATGTGAAACATCACCAAAATATATCCCCATATCAATCACGGGACAAATCTCAATTATTTCATTTTCAGCAATTGATTGATTTGCAAACACTCCCCACCCGTGAATTGGGCTTTTATCCAAATAAATTTTGATAGGAGTTGTTATAACCATAAACTATTTTGGTGAAAATATAATAAACTATAATGTATTTATCAATATATGCAAAAATTAGTTCCGATAACACGTCTTGGTAAATTCTTTGGTGGGGAAGATTATGCTTTAGATATTGGTATGGGTGAAGAATGGTTATTAGGTGATATGAACTTCACCGTTGTTCTTTATCGTATTGATAGAAGGAAAACAGAAACTGATAAGGTATATGGTGAGGTTTTGGAAGACGGAATACAATTTTTAGCACCGATTGAATTAAAAGGACTGGTTCAAGTAATGGCACCAACTAATAAATTGTTAGGTACTTCTAAGGTAGAACAACAAGAGCCAGGTAATATGAAATTTAGTTTATATCAAAAAACTCTTGATGATTTGGGTGTTGAAATATTTTTGGGAGATTATTTGGGGTATTACGAAAGTGAGAGTAGAGTTAGATACTATGTTGTCAGTGACGATGGATACGTTAAATCGGATAATAAACACACTTATGCTGGTTATAAACCATTCTATAGAACGGTGACTGCCACATGGGTAAGTGAAAATGAATTTAGAGGAATATAATGAATATATTAATTACGGAATCGCAATTTGAAAATTTGTTTTTGGGTAAAAGGGTTATGGTTTATTATAACTTACACAAACACACTTTTTCGGTAAGTTACCAAGGTAAGGTTATTATGCATGCTGATTACGTAAAATTGGGAGATGTTGAATTTAGAGTTAGGCAGGGTGGTAAGGAAAAAGTTAGAGGGGAACAAAGAAAAAATGTTCATGCATTTGTAATTGGTGATTTGTTAGAATATTGTGAATATCCATGTGAAAATCTGCCAGAAGAACCAAATGATATGATTGTTACATATGACCCATACAAATATGATTCTTTCGTAATTAAATCAACAAAAGAACCAATTTTTGGGGCATCAGAAGTTGATATGATAAATTCAAAAAATAAATTATTCATAGTTAAAGAATAACATGCCATTACCAAAACAAGTTAAACCAACATTACCATTAGTTCCTAAGAAAACACTTTCTGCAAGGAGAGAACAGTTATTGGAATATATTAATGAAGATGGTACTTATCTTCCTAAATCGGTTCTTCATGCTGATTTGGATAGGGGGATGTTGGATTTTGTTAAGGATGATTTGAAAGTTGTTACTGCTGGTAAGATTATTCCTATGTTGGATATTATTATCACAACTCAGAATTGGGCTCAATATTCTGAAACAGCTTTTTTCACAAATCTTGATTACAATCCTGAACCTCCATTTATTACAGTTGTTAGACAGCCCGAAGTTAAGTTTGGAACAAACCCATCATTACAATATACAATACCAAACAGAAAACAATTTTATTATGCATCGGTCCCAACTTGGGATGGTAACGAACAGGGAATGGACATATATACCATTCCACAACCAGTTCCTGTAGATATTAACTATAGTGTAAAAATTATTTGCAATAGAATGAGAGAACTTAATGAACTTAACAAAGTAATTATGCAAAAGTTTTCATCTAGACAAGCATATACTTTTATTAAAGGACAATATGTTCCAATTATTTTAAATAATATTTCAGACGAATCTCAAACAACTTTAGAATCAAGAAAATATTTTATTCAAAATTATGATTTTACAATGTTAGGTTATCTTATTGATGAAGAAGAATTTGAGGTTAAACCAGCAATTTCCAGAGTGGTACAACTTATGGAATTAGATACTTCTTTGTTAAAGAAAAAAAGAAAACAATATCCTGAAAATCCTGATGAGTTTTTAAGAAACTTTTTATTTGTTTCGGGTAATACTATTTTGAATGAACGAATTGATTTTACCGCAGATTTAACTTTTCTTAAATCTAATAATGTCGATACCTACGATGTTTTTATTAATGATGACTATTATGGTAGTGATGTTCAAAAAATACAGATAACAACAAATGATATTTTAAGGGTCGAAATAGTAAAAGATAACAATAGTCAGGAAGCAACTATTGAGTTTGATTGCAAGTTAGTTTAACCCTCGCCATAGATATCTTTCTTTTCTTTACACTTTTCTAATATCAAACTTTCAAGAAATTTATAAATTTTTAATCCTCGTTTGTCGCAGTATTTTTTTAAGGTTTCGTGTACTGCAGGGTCAATTTTAATGTTCTTTATTTCTTTCTTCGTTTTCATGGTAGAAAAAAGGTAGAATTAATTCATACCGTTTATAAATAGATATTCAAAAGTCAAGTTTTTTCATTCAATTATGAATATTTATCAATAAAATAAATCTGCAAAGAAATTATTAATAATGGCAACAGCACAAGCAAATCAAAAAGTTTATGTATCACCTGGAGTATACACTTCTGAAACGGACTTATCGTTCGTCGCACAGAGTGTGGGTGTTACCACATTAGGTCTAGTTGGTGAGACAATTAAAGGTCCAGCATTCGAACCCGTTTTTATAACAAATTACGATGAGTTTCAGGCATACTTCGGTGGCACTGAACCTGTTAAATTTGTGAATACACAAATCCCAAAATATGAAGCAGCATACATTGCTAAATCATATCTTCAACAATCTAATCAGTTATTTGTAACTAGAGTATTAGGATTGTCAGGTTATGATGCGGGTCCTTCTTGGAGTATTAGGGTAACCGCGAACGTTGACCCTACCACTGTAGGTCCAAACGTTGCTAATGGAATTCCTTGGTCTGCAACTTTTTCAGGGAACGCTTCAGGAAATACTTTCCAATTCCAATCATATGATGCTGGTTTTACAAATTATATTTTACCTAATTTATATACACAGTATAGAATGCAGGATGGGAGTACATCAACAATATATGATGATGTGGCTTTTAATGTTGGTACAATATTAGATGATAATTCATTGTCCGCAACTACAGCATCTGCATACGGTGCGATTTTAACTAACGATTATTGGGCATTATATTCGCAATATTCAAATATTATTAATCAATATGGTTGTGATAGTGTTAATTTAGAAACTAATGACCTAAGTTCAGGTAGTAATGACGCTTGGTATTATGCAAACTTTAATAACTACAATGATAATGACTATTCAGGTTATTCGGCATATTACTCTGTTGTATCTTTAACTAATGCCGGTTCAGGTAATTTTACAGGTACTATTTCAGGTAATGTATATACTTACTCAGGTACTGCGTATTCAGAGTTTAATAACATGGTAATTGCAACTCTTCGTTCAAGAGGTATTTCTTTATATTCTAATAGTGCTAGTAGTGATGACCATGGACCTATTTATGAAGTTAGTGGTTTGACTGATTTAAACATGGTATGTTCAGGTCAATATTCAGGAGTTACAAGTTCACCATACGCAACATTCTTATTATCGGGTGTTACTAAGAATGGTAATAACTTTAGTTTTGAATCAAGTTTATCGGCGTCTTCATCAAAGTATATCACTAAAGTTTTAGGTGTTGATAATTTTGGTAAATCAAGATTTGAAGTTCCTATCTTTGTTGAAGAAATTTATCCTGGAGCATTAAACTACGCTTATAATCAAAGTTATATTAAAGGTTTGAATTGTGAATTGGTTGCATTACCAAGTGCAAGAAGTAGAAGTAGTCAATCAATTGCATGGAATTTAGAAAAATATCAATCACCTGAAACACCTTATTTAGTTTCTGAATTGAGAGGTAATAAAGTTTATAAATTATTCAAATTCATATCAATTTCTGATGGTGATTCTGCAAATACAGAAATTAAAGTTTCAATTGCAAATCTTTCATTTAATAATATGACTTTTGATGTATTAGTTAGAAATTTCTATGATACAGATACAAATCCTGTAGTAATTGAAAAATTCACAAACTGTACTTTAGACCCTCTATCTAACAGTTTCATTGGTGTTAAGATTGGTACTTCTAATGGTGAATACGCTTTAATTTCAAAATATATTATGGTTGAGATGGCGGATGAAGCACCAGTAGATGCTTTACCTTGTGGTTTCTATGGATACACACAAAGAGAATATGGTTCACTAACAAATCCATCACCATATCCTAAGTTTAAAACTAAATACTACTATCCTGGTGAAGTTATCGCTAACCCACCTTTTGATAGTCCTTTTGGAGGAACTAATACAGTTGAGTCTAGTGGTGATATTATAAGAAGAAGCTACTTAGGATTTTCAACACAATTTGGTATTGATGAATCTTTCCTTACTTACAAAGGAAAACAAAACCCACAATCTAACTGGGAATTAGTAACCGAATCAGCTCCTTGGAACGTTTTAAGTAAAGGTTTCCACATGGACTCAGGTGCAACTGTTGTAACAATTAGTGATATCTACGGAACAAGTGGTGAAACTGCATTTGAATGTGGAGTTGCTGATTTCAGAAATGACCCTGAAACACAAGATAATCCTTACTACTTTATATATTCAAGAAAATATACAGTATGTTTTGCAGGAGGATTTGATGGATGGGATATCTATAGAGAATTCAGAACTAACCAAGATAGATTCCAACTTGGAGCGTCAGGTTATTTAGCAGGAGCTGCACCATCAACAAGATACCCAACAGCAACTGGTGACGGTTTGTTCAAAAGAATTGTTGTACAAAACAACACACAAGATTTTGCAAACACTGACTATTACGCTTACTTACTTGGTATTTTAACTTATTCAAATCCTGAAGCGACAAACATTAACGTTTTTGCAACTTCAAGTATTGATTATGTTAACAACTCAAATCTTGTTGAAGAAGCAATTGATATGGTACAATACCAAAGAGCAGATTCAGTTTATATCGCAACAACACCTGACTACAACATGTACTTACCAGACGCAACTGACCCTCAACAAATTATCTACCCACAAGAAGCGGTTGACAATCTTGATAACACAGGAATTGATTCTAACTACACAGCAACTTACTATCCTTGGATTTTAACAAGAGATACTGTAAATAACACACAAATCTATCTACCACCAACAGGTGAAGTTTGTAGAAACTTAGCGTTGACTGATAACATTGCATTCCCTTGGTTCGCATCAGCGGGTTACACAAGAGGTCTTGTTAATTCAGTTAAAGCAAGAATTAAACTAACACAAGAAGATAGAGATACATTGTATCAAGGTAGAATTAACCCTATCGCAACTTTCTCTGATGTTGGAACTGTAATTTGGGGTAACAAAACACTTCAAGTTGCTGACACAGCTCTTAACAGATTGAATGTTAGAAGATTGTTGTTACAAGCTCGTAAGTTGATTTCAGCTGTAGCTGTAAGATTGTTGTTCGAACAAAACGACCAAATCGTTAGACAACAATTCTTGGATAGTGTAAACCCAATCTTAGATGCTATCAGAAGAGATAGAGGTTTGTATGATTTCCGTGTAACGGTTTCATCAACACCTGAAGATTTGGACAGAAACACACTTACAGGTAAGATTTACCTTAAACCAACGAAGGCTCTTGAATTTATTGATATTGAATTCTTTATCACACCTACAGGAGCATCGTTTGAAAATATCTAATAAAACGGGGGGAGAAATCCCCCCATTTTTAGCCAAATGGAAAGAATAATTTTAGAAGGATTTAGAGACGACAAAACACCAGATATGAAATATTATGCGTTCGATTGGGATGATAATATTGTTCATATGCCAACAAAAATTATTTTGAAGGATTCTGATGGTGATGAGGTTGGTATGTCTACGGATGATTTTGCCAAATATAGACACGATATAGGTAAAGAAGATTTTGATTATAATGGACACACTATAGTTGGATTTGCAGAAAATCCGTTCAGAAACTTTGGTACTTTAGGTGACAAAGATTTTTTAATTGATGCAATGAGAGCTAAAGAAGGTCCTGCGTTTGAAGATTTTAAAGAAGCGTTAAATAACGGTTCAATTTTTTCAATCATTACAGCAAGAGGTCATAATCCGAACACATTAAAACAAGCGGTGTATAATTACATTGTTAATAATTACAATGGTATTGATAAGGACCAACTTGTAAAAAATTTGAAAAAGTATAGAAGTTTTACAGGTGAAGATGAAATGTCAGATAATGAATTAATAAAATCTTATCTATCAATGAACAAATACCACCCCGTTTCTTTTAATGATGAAAAAGGGGCAAAAAATCCCGAAGAAGCTAAAGTTCGTGCGATGGATGATTTTGTGGATTACATAAAGGGTATGGCATCATTACTGAATAAGAGAGCATGGTTAAAAAATGATATAGGAAATAAATTTGTACCTAGTAAGCCATCTATAGGATTTTCAGATGATGACCCAAGAAATGTAGAAGTAATGAAGAAACATTTTAAAGATAAACCAGATAATATAGTTAAAACTTATTCTACTGCTGGAGGCACTAAGAAGGAAGTTAATTAAGAATAATTTTTTTAATAAAAAAAGTAAATAGAAAAATTTTTCAACATACTATATTTATAAGAATAAACAAAGAAACAAAAATTTAATAATATGGCTGATTTACTGATGAAAATGCCGATACCTTACGAACCAAAACGTCAAAACCGTTTTATCGTTAGATTCCCATCAAGCTTAGGAATAAATGAATGGTTTGTAGAAAGTGCTGCAAGACCACATATTACAATCAATGCAACAGAAATTCCTTTCCTTAATACGTCAACATTCGTTGCAGGTAGGTTTAACTGGCAAACACTTAACGTTGTTTTCAGAGACCCAATCGGACCTTCAGCGTCTCAGGCTCTTATGGAGTGGGTTCGTCTTTGTGCAGAATCAGTTACAGGTCGTATGGGTTATGCTGCGGGATACAAAAAAGACGTGGACATCGAAATGTTGGACCCAACTGGTGTGGTTGTTGAAAAATGGATTTTATATGGTACGTTCTTAACAGATGTTAACTTTAATGCATTAGCTTACAATCAAGACGGATTGGCAACAATTGCAGCAACAATGAGAATGGACAGATGTGTGTTAGTTTACTAATACTATTTATTAAAAGTCAATATCAACTATATTTAACCGTAAAGACATAAACTTTACGGTTAATTTTTTTATATGCAAGACCAATCAAGAGAATACGGGCAAATGAATTTCACCTTACCACACGATGTGGTACCATTACCTTCAGGTGGGGTTTTTTATAAAAACAAGAAAAAATCAGTCAAGGTTGGATATCTAACCGCGGCTGATGAAAATATTTTAATGGGTGGGTCAGGTAATGCCCCCATCGCATTATTAAGAAATAAAATATATGAACCTGACGTTAGGGTTGAAGATTTATTGGAAGGTGACGTTGAAGCTATTTTAGTATTTTTAAGAAATACAGGGTTTGGACCAGAAATACTTTTGAATGTAGTTGACCCTTTAACAAAAAAACCTTTTCAAGCAACTGTTACTTTAGATGAACTTTCAATTTTGAAAGGACAAGAACCATTGGAAGACGGTACTTTCCCAGTTACTTTACCAAAGTCACAAACACCAATAAAGGTGAGACCTTTAACTTATGGTGAATTAATGGATATTGAAGCAATGGCCGAAACTTATCCACAAGGAAGAGTAATACCAAAAGTTACATGGAAGTTGAATAAACAAATTGTTGAACTTAATGGTAGTACTGATAAATCTGAAATAGCTAAATTCATCGAACAAATGCCAATATCGGATTCAAAATTCTTAAAGAAATTTATGGAAGAAAACGAACCAAGATTGGATATGAAAAGACAAGTAATTGCCCCATCAGGAGAAAGACTAACGGTGAATGTTGGTTTTGGGGTCGACTTTTTTCGTCCTTTCTTCTGATTATAGAAAAGGACAAATAGATGAATTCTATTATTTGAACACTTTAATGAAAGTTACTTGGTCAGATTTCGAAAGAATGCCACTATTTGTTAGAAAATATCTGATGAACAAATGGATAGAAATGAATTCAAAGGACTGAAAACTCAGTCCTTTTGTATTTATATAAAAATAATTTTATAGCATGTTACAAGACGGCAAAACTGGTGGATTGGATGGATTAGGTATCTTAAATTTATCTGACCCCAACTACAAAGAAAAATTTTTTAATGATATCCAAAGTGCCATTGGAGGTTTAAGTGACGCTGCGACAGAAATCAACGGGCTTTTTGGACAAACAAGACAGAGGATTGTTGAAATTCAAACCGCAATTGCAGACGCAGTTCCTGAAGTTAGAAAATTAGGTGGTAATTTTGAAAATACGGTTAAAGTAATTGAAGATGCTGCAGAAGCTAGTCGAAGAAACGTTATAATAACAACCGAACAAACAGAAAAATTATACGCGGCTGCTAAAGTTACTGGTGTTGAGGTTTCAAATTTAGTTGAAGGATTTAATGATGTTGGGGTTGGCGTTGGACAAATGTCGAAACAAATTCAAGATTCTGTAAATTATATTCAAAGTATTGGAGGTAATACAAAACAAGTTTTCAAAACTGTTAGTGATAACATGGACCAACTCAATCGTTATCAGTTTGAAGGTGGTGTTCAAGGATTAACAAAGATGGCTGCACAAGCGTCGATGTTAAGGTTTAACATGAACGAAACATTCAGATTGGCCGAAAAAGTGTTAGACCCTGAAGGTGCAATAGAAACAGCGGCGGCGTTTCAAAGATTGGGGGTTTCTGCAGGAAATCTTGTAGACCCATTTCAATTAATGAATCAATCTATTAATGACCCACAAGGTCTCCAAAATAGTTTGAAAGATGTTGCAAAACAATTTACATATTTTGATGAAGAAACAAAAACATTCAAAATAAACCCACAAGGTGTTTTGACATTGAGAGAAATGGAAAAACAAACAGGTGTTAGTGCTGCTGAAATGTCAAAATTAGGTTTAGCCGCTGCAGAAGCAGATAAAAGAATATCTGCAATAAAGGGTATTGGACGTAATTTAAGTGAAGAAGACAATATGTTATTATCCAACATTTCAAGAATGGGAGATGGCGGTGAATATGAAATTAAAGTTAAAGATGATAAGGGTCAAGAATATTATGAAAAAATAAGTAATATATCACAACAACAATTAGATGCAACTTTAAAAGAACAAAAAGAAGGACCAAAAACTTTAGAAGACATACAAAGGTCCCAATTGAATTTTGATAAACTTATGGCGAGTGATTTGAATGCAATTAAAGATAAAGTTGTTTTTGGTACAGTATCGCCACAAAAGGTATTAGGGGAATTTGAAGGTGGAAGACAAGGAATATCAACAATATTAAGTGAGTTATCAAAATCATTTTCAACTAAAGATGTAAGAGGTGTTTCAAGTGATGCATATGGTGCTATTGTTGATTTAGTTAAAGATTTATCAAAAGGTAAAAAAGAACCAAATATTGCTGGTGCAGAATTTTTAGAAAAAATACAAGGGTTACTTAATAGGTCAGAATCAGGAATTGCAGATGCATTAAAAAAATCAGGTGTTAATGCTGCTGAAAAAATAAGTGATAAGACTGCGGTTGGTGGTGCAATTAAAGAATCTTTGGAAGCACTTTTAAAATCTATAGGTATGGAGCCAAGTTCATTAAATACACAAAAAGGTGCCAAAGCAGAACAAATAAATTCAATGTTATATGGTAAAGACGGTCTAAATACTCAATTGACAACTGCAATGTCTAAGGGTGATATGAAAATTAGTTGGGATGGACCAAATCCAAAATTAGATGTTAATATTAATAACACTAATCCAAATGGTGCACCTTTCACACAAGAACAAATTACTGCAATGTCAAAAGCTTTAACTGACAAGTTTAATGAAATAGGATTTAAAGATTGGATAATAAATGTTGCAAGTAAGGGGGACCCAACTAAGGCACCAAAAACGGCATCATATCAATAAAAAAATAATAGACCACCTATTTATTATAAAACAATTAAATGGGGAATAGTCCACTAGATTTTGTAAATTCAGAAGGATTTAGAAAAAAATTGATAACGAGGAATTTGACACCATATGCCAAATCTCCAAACAAACCTACGCCCCCAACTAATTACGAATACATTCAATCAGATACGTCCGTTTTAGATAGTCCCGACCAATTAATTGACGAACCAAGTTTTGCTAACAAACTCTATCCATTAAATCAATGGGGTTCAGAAGGTGGGTACAAACAAGTTCCTGACCCTAATGGGCTAATGAATACCCATTCAAATGATGGTGAATATGGGTATATGGACGGTAAGATTATTGATGAAGCATTACCTGAATCTCAAAGATGGAAATCGGTTAACGCTTATTCTAATGGTACTGATACTTTATTGGATAGTGCAAACTTTTTTAATAGTATAGATTTGGTTGGACCAAATTCACAAGGAATTTATAACAATCAACCATATCCAACATTTAATTCTTCGTCATATTCGCCAATTTCAATTTTATTAAATCCTGACCCACAAGGCAGTAACGGTCTTTTGAGTAATGACTCGTTCATTGCTAGATTAGGTGCTCAAACACTTAAGAAAAGTTTTGAAGAAAGAATTGCAAGTGAAATAAGAAGAAATACAATTGGTAGAGCCAATGTTTTTAATGTAAGAAGTGGTACAGATATTTTAAATATTGTGACAGGAATGGTTCCTTTGATTGAACCAAATTATACAATCACAGTACCATCAAATCCTGTATTAGCTGCAACAGATTTCGCTTTAAGATTAGCGGGAAGTATATTACCTGTTTCTACAATTCCTGGTTCGTATTGGGATACAAACACACAACTTGGACAGCCAACAACAATACAACAAATGAACAATGCGTTCAGAAAAAGTACTGTTGGTAAATTCTTTAATAGATTATTAGGTGGTGGACAGACGGGTTCGCAGATAATGTATAACAATATGGGTGGTGGACAAAAGTCACGTTTGTTTGCCAACATAGATTATAACAGATATAAGCCAAGTTTTGATAGAACTTTATTTGATAGATTGGGAGGAGCCATTGTTGGTTCAACTACCAATAATTCTGATTTTTATGTTGGTTCAACATCATCCGACCCATCAAGAGTATTTTCCCCTGCGGGAGAAATACCTGTAAATTCGTTTGGTATTGAACAACAAACTGCGGTGTATGGTCCACAAGAATTGGCCCAATTATATGAAGGACCAAGTAAAGAAATTAAGTTAGGGGCTAACGGACCAACATATAGTAGCGGTGGTGGTATTGAAGGTGGAATGACTTGGGTGTCACCAAAGTATAGAGGAAATGCAGGTAAGAGAGTTGGTATTGGTGGTGAAATAACAAACGATGATGAAGATTTTAAACCATCTTCATATAATACAACCGAGTCAACAAACATTACATTCAAGGGAGGTTCAATATTGGACGACACCCAAAGAATTATTGATAGCCAACCTCAAGGAGGTAAAAGATTACAACATGTTGGTAACGCCATAGACCAAGTAAGTAAGGTCTTTAATGACGGGTACAAAGAGCTCACAAAGGGTTCTAGAGTTATCAAGTACACAGGAAGTATTGGACAAGAAGTGGGAACGGAATATTGTAGAGTTTTTGCAAAAGATATTCCATACCTTCAATACAATGATTTACAAAAAACTGATGGTATTACAACACAAGGTAGAAGATTTTCATATTCTGTGTTGGATAACACATATAATCTTAATATTGCTCCAAACAAACAAGAAGGAGGGCAAGATTCAACAAACCTTATCAATGGTCCTGGTGGAACAAGTACCAATATAGGTTATGCCAAAAAATACATGTTTTCACTTGAAAACTTAGCTTGGAGAACAGCGAGTACTCCAGGTGGTGGGGGCTCATCAGTTGCAGACCTACCAATTTGCGAAAGAGGTCCTAACGGAGGAAGAGTTATGTGGTTCCCTCCTTATGGATTAACATTCAGTGAATCAGTATCTACGAATTGGAACCAAAGTGAATTCTTGGGAAGACCAGAACCGATATACACATACAAGTCAACTCAAAGAACTGGCTCTTTAAGTTGGAAGATAGTTGTTGACCACCCATCAGTTTTGAATGTTATAGTTAATAAAGTTCTTAATAACGAAACTAATAACACAAGAATTAATAGTATGATTGATGCATTCTTTGCAGGATGTCTAAAATACGATTTATATGAATTAGCTAAAAAATATTGGACAATAAATCCAAATGACTTGTATCAGTTACAGCAAGCAATTACGTCACAAGAAATGACTAAAGAACAGATACAGTTTGCAAAATCAACAATTCAAACAGGTAATAATTCACCAGATGGTTCTGGTTCTGTAACTGCACAGGCAACACCATTAGGTAATGATTATTTTAACAAATACAACAGTACTTTGGCATTTTATTTCGGTAATGATTATCCTAAAAAAGGTAATGTCCCAAATTATAATGTTGAATATACTAGATACACATCAGATTCAAATAAACAATATTATGCCAAAAAAAGTCCATCTACCGCAAATCAAACAAGTCAGTTTTTTAATGATGTTGTAACAGGAAATTACCAACTTATACAAGAAATGGTAAAAGATATTGCAAAACAATTAAACGATTACCCACAGGGTAATTTAGTAATAACCGTGGACTCAAGTTGTTCTGCACCCGCAAGTGTTACTTATAATAAAGAACTATCACAAAGAAGAATTGATTCGGCGATAAAATTCTTTAATGAAAGTCCAGAACTTCAAGATGCGATTAAGACACAAAGATTGAGTGTAATTGCTGGAAAAAATTTCGGAGAAAGCACCTTATCACAACCAACAAATTTTACTGCGGTTGATGGAAAATATTCTTTAGATAAAAAAACTACAGGACAGGTAGTTAATTGCACAGACCAAGACCCTAACGTAAAGGGAGGTGATGTTACCGTTGATGCTGATGAAATTTTTACATACGGAGCAATGGCTTGTAGAAGAAGTACATTTAAAATTACAGGAAATTTATCACAGCCACAAGCAACTACACCAACACCAGAACCTCAATACGTTGAAGTTGTTACACAAAATGTTGTTACGGAAACAGTAAAGACACAAAAAGTAGAGCAAAGATGGACACCAAGAGATAATATCACTAAAAGAGTGTTAAGGTCATTACTTTCTGAATGTGATTATTTTGAAACCATTAAACAAGAAACTCCAATGGTTTATGATAATTTAAGACAAAAACTTAAGTTTTTCCAACCAGCTTTTCATTCGATGACTCCTGAAGGGTTAAATGGAAGGTTAACATTTTTACAACAATGTATGAGACCTGGTGATACAATACCAACAATTAAAGATATTGGAGGTACACCTGTATTACAGTATAATAATGCAACTAATACATCTTTCGGAGCTCCACCTGTTTTGGTATTAAGAGTTGGGGACTTTTATAATACAAAAATAATTCCAACATCACTAAACATTACTTATGAAGACCTTGACTTAAACCCCGAAGGTATTGGAGTTCAACCAATGATTGCAAATATTACAATGGCATTTAATTTTGTTGGTGGTAGTGGTCTTAAAGAATCAATTGATAAGTTACAAAATGCATTAACGTTTAATTATTATGCCAATACTGAAATATACGACGATAGAGCGGATGTTACAGAAAATTCAGAATTTTTAAAATCATTAGATAAAGAATTTTTATCTATGGCAAATCCTCCTGGTGCCCCTGCTCTTAATCAGTCACAACCAGCAAGTGGACAAGATAATAATAGTACTATAGGTACCATACTTACAAATTCGGCAACAACATCAGGAGAAACAGGAACTATAAGTTATGGTGATTTCATGACAAAAGTTGTAAACGAAACTCAAACTTATTTTACAAATGTTATAAATAAAAACAAAGAAGTTGTTTCACAATATAACAATGCCATGAGACAACAATGGCAAATGGAAAGAAATTATGTTGGGGGAACTATGTCAGTAGATTCTGGTAAAAAAACTGTTCTTTTTGGAAAACCAACAAACATACAAAAAGTAACAAATGAAATTTTTGATTTGTTAATTAAAGATATTAATAATGGTGATGAAGGATTTGTTAAGTTTATAAATAATCAAAACTTTTCTGAAAAGGCGAAAAAGGTAATTAAAGAAAATTATGTTAATTTATTAAACGGTAAAAAAGGTATTTATCAAAACGCTGTTACTAAAATCATACAAGATATGACAACAGTGCAACAATCGTATATTCAAACATTAGGAAGGGTAAATACCATTACTTATGATGGTACTGTTAATACAGGAACGGATGGTTATCAAAAGAAAAATGGTCCTGTTGTTATATATGTTACTTCAGGAACATCAAAAGTTTCCGCATCTTCAAATGGCGCTTCAGATACACTTGTTGAATTGGTTAATGATGTAAAAACTTTACAAAACAAAATTATTGAATTTAATACAATAACAAATAATCCTGTAACTTTTATGAATCCAAGTGATAAAAAAGAATATACGGGAAAATTAATTTATGAAATTGTTGGTGACGGTAATTCGCCATTAAATAAGATAACCGCAACAGAAACATTTGTACCATTTAGTAAAAATGAAACATTTGCAAGCCCAAGCTTTAAAAAAGTGTACATGATTTTATCCAATGAAGTTGTTGATGATAAAAAGTATGAAACATTTAAAAAAGACATGATTGGAAATATAATTGGAAATACTAAATTATTGGCAGACGGACAACAAGATATTGAAATACAATTTGACAAATATTGGATTGGAACCGCAAAACCACTCTTCAATGAAGAAAATACAATTACTAAAAACTTTATAGATTATCTTGAAAAGAATGAATTGAAAAACTTTGTAAAGTTTACACCATTCGATTCAAAATCAAGGGAATTTACTTATAGTACAGATAACCAAGCCAATACAAATACAAAAGATTCCCAACAAAATCTAATAAAGGGATTGGGGGCATCAACAAATCAAAATACAAACACAAAAACTTGGTGTGATAGTAATGGAAATGTTGCGGACATATACATATCAAAAGTAAAACTTAACTAATGGCATTTCAGTATTGGAACAGATATAGTCAATTTTTAATTAACGGTGAGCAAACTGTAGTTCCTTTTGTGCAATTACCGCAAAAGGCTTCAGATAAGGCTTACATTTATAAAGTTGCTAGAAGTAGATTAGATAAAGTTTCCCAAGAGTATTATAATACACCTTATTTTGGTTGGTTGATTTTACAAGCAAATCCACAGTTTGGTGGGTTGGAAAACAATATCTATGATGGAGCAATATTGATTATTCCATTTCCGCTTCTACCTTCACTACAGGACTATAAAGCGGCAATAGAAAATCATTTTTATTATTATGGCAGGTAACTTACAAGCAGACAACAGTGGCAACATATTATGTGAATTTGATTATAATAACATTATTGTTGTAGACCCAAATAGAACTATAGATGCTTTTGGTAATATACAAGAACGCCTTGTTGACCACGAAAATCTTGTAATGTATGCAAACTTAGAAGCCGAACTTTTACCCAGAACAAAACTTGCAGTTGGTGCCGCACCTAACGATAGAATTAGAACAATATCTGTTGCAAAAATGAATTTTTTGAAACCAACAAAAAATTCTTATTTAGGTACAGGATATTATGATGAAATAACAGGTGAAAATACAACACAGTTCAAAGGCGAAAACCAAATGATGTCATCTGTTCAAGTCCCTAAAGACGGTAGTAAACCATATGTTGTGGATTCTCCTGCAGACCTAAATAACATTATGGATAATGGACTTTTAGGTATTACACAGATTAATATCCAAACAAATACTTCTTTTATACCATCGGTTAGAATAGAATTGGAAGATGTACAAGGAAGAGCATTATTTCAATTAGGGAACAATTCACCATATGCTGCATTTTTTAATTTACCGTACCCACCATTTTATTTAACCCTAAAAGGTTATTACGGGCAGGCAATTAGATATCAGCTAAATTTAGAAAAATTCAATGCCAGGTTTAATTCGTTTAGTGGAAATTATCAAGTTAGTTTGGAATTTAAAGGGTATAAATTCAATGTCTTAAACGAGGTGGCAATGGGTAACCTATTGGCATTACCTCACATGTATAGTCAAACTTTTGATGTTGCAAGTTCACCAGTTGGTTCACAGACAACATCAAAAACTGCGGAAAGCCAATCAAAAACACAAAACGTAAGTGCTGTCAATAGTTCGATAAGTACCACAAATGTTGTTTCACAAATAACTTCAGAAAAAGGATATCAAAAAATATTTGAAGTTTATAGTGAGTATAAGGCTAAAGGATTAATACCTTATGACTTACCGGAACTAACACTTCTTCAATTGATGAATAAGTTAGAAAACTTTGAAAAAAATATTGAAAGTTCTTTTCCGAAAGCAGAGGTTGAACCTTTAACAAATATTAGAAATTATAGAGAAACATTAAAAAATTATTTTGAAAGTGTTAGAGGTAGTGGTTCTTGGTTTAGTACATATCTCGACCCAAAACCTTTAATCAAAAAAGACGGAGAAAGAATTTATACATTCAAAAAGTTAGACCTTGAAGTTATGGATGACGCGAATAATAGATTAAAATCCATAATTGAAAATTATAATAACACTTTATCCCAAAATGCGACCTTAGGCAAGGGAAAACCAGATGAAATAAAAAATCCAATTGTATATAAAAATATTTTAGTAAGTACTACATCATTTACTGATATTAATTGGGAAGAAACTGCAAAATATCAATTAGGGGTACCATCAGTAACTCAAATACAAATTGATAAAGTAATTTCAGATTATAATAGTTCGATTAAACCTTATTTTACGTATGATAAAAATGGTAACCTTATAGATGGAAAACCATTATTTTTTATTTTTGAAGGTGAAGGAAGATTTGATAAACAAATTTCATCTTTAGAGGCCCAAGCCAATAAGAAATTATCTTTTTATGAAACAGAAATAAGTGCAAAACTATTAAGAAAAATTGAAGATAAGGCAACAGGAATTGGATTTAGACCGACAGTTAGAAATATTGTTGCAGTTATTATGGCTTCTGCGGAAGCTTTTTTAAGGTTGTTGGATGATGTACATACAAACGCATGGAATGTTAAGTATGACCCTGTTAGAAAATCTGCAATCTTAGATAACACTAGCTCGGCTCCAAATACAGAAAGCCAAGACCATTTAGTTATTGCACCATTGGGAGATAGCCAATTAAAAACTGCAGAAATCCCTGTTTATCCATGGCCACAATTTTTTGTGGAATCACCCGAAGATAAAAAAGGAAGGTTCCAATTAAAATATATTGGTGACCCATCTGTTGTTGATTTGACAAAAGGATATTTGTATGACAAGTGGCCTGAAGTTGAGTTTGTTGAAGAATATATGAAGGGTATTACCAAAAAGTTTGATGCTCCACAAGCACCAGAACCTTTGGCAAACGAAAGGGATACTAACACAATTACGATAAACGCTATAGAATTTCCGTCATTAGGATTGGCATATGCAAACAAAGAAGAAATAAAATTCTTCTATGAAATATGGGAAAGACAATTTCTTACATCACATTATTCAGGATTAATTAGGTCAAACATAAATCAAATACAAGATTTAATTAAACTTAATATTGAAACAGAAGTTAATAACATCTATGAATCAATTAATGTTAGTGCGCCTTATTTAAGTTTTAAACTTAAAAATTACGATATAACGGCAAACAACTATATCCAATTTTTGGAATCAATATCTAATAACGGAACAGGAAGAGCGTATCAAGATTTTATTAGAGATTTTTTTGTTACACCATATATAAAAACAATTACCGAAAACCCAACCGCGTTGTTAAGTGTTTTTGAAATTGGTAAAATTCCACAATCGAATGCTAGTTCTGATGCATTAAGTAAGTTGATTAAAAATGCCACAAATGATAAATTTGTTGTAGATACAATTCCGTTTACAAACCCAACTTGGGTAAACTCAAATATGAGTGACGGAATTAAATCGGCAGGAAACGATGTTTATAATACAATAAACACATTAAAAGTTTTTGAACAAAGAAAAGTAATTGCCAATTTTACTGACATATTTGATTTTTCAACAAACAGGCCAGTAACAAATTTTTCATATACAAATTACACTAACCCAACATTAGAACTTTCAAATATTGAAAGTAATCAAACAGGACTAAAGGCGTTCTATGATGTAAGAAAACCAGTATCTTTTACAACAACAGAAGGATATGTGTATGCAACACCACCAACATCAAACATGCCATATGAAACAACAACATCACTTTTGAATACGCCTTACTTTATTAATTCCATTCTAAATGGTGTTTATAATTCTAGAAGAAAATCTAAATATCCTTACATACAATCTGCTTATATTTTTATTAATTCATTACCATTGGCATCACTTAGAGAAAAATATAAATCATTAAGTGACACTAATACTACCGATTTAGATTACATAGCATCTTGTTTTAATAAATTCGGGGCGGTACACAAGTTACCGTATGCTTGGATTTTGAAGATGGGGTCGGTATGGCATAGGTACAAAAAATATAAAGAGAGTGGAGTTGATATATTATCAAGTGCTTGGAGTAATTTTGACTATTTAACAAATTACAGCCCAATTTTAAGTTCCACAACACAACAGTACGATTTCAAATATAAACAACTACAAAGTTCACAAATTGTTGAAACGCCAGTATCGATTGTTTTAGAATCAATAAATCCTGATGATATTAAAATAAACACAGGATTTTACCCAAAAGTTATTAATGACTTTTGTTATTTTTACAACTCGTTTGATTTGTATGTAAATTATAATAATACAGAAATGCAAAAAAGTATCGATTTGGGAATGAAGGTTTATAATTTTCCAAATTCAGCATTTAATGCAAATCAAAATAACAATAATCTAAGATTAAATACTTGGTCAATAACATTACCTAATTTTAGTAATACACCTGTAATTCAAGATTGTAACACTACAAGTAACGCAATAGGAACAGAGCATTTTATCATACCTTCATTTGGTACTAATATTAATCAAACAAAATACGAATGTATTGCCAACTCTTATGCCAATACAACTCTTTCAGTTAATTTAACAAATAACAATAGCATGTATAATGGCTCAGTTAGAGCTTTATGGTCGTCACCTAACTTTGGTTATTTTGATAGTAATCAACTTGTGATGCCAAAACCAGACAGTTATATAAATAAAATATCTGCAGACAAATCAAAACAATCACCATTTAAACTTTTAACTGACGACAGCTATTCAAGAATAGAAGAAATTTTTTCAGTTTTTGAAAAAAGAGATTTGGATACATTTGAAAATGAATTTTTGAATTTTTCAAAGGCAATCACAGATGCTGATTATTCACAACCAGAAGCACAATACAATACGTCAACAGTTAATCAAAATGCAAATTTCAGAAACTTCCAATCTTTATTCAAAACAATGATGTCGGTTCCAGCGCCAACATCAACTCAAACTGATTCTGAATTTTTCAATTCAACAATTACAAGTCAGTTTACTAATGTACAAACTCTACTTAAAAACTTTTTGGAATATGATATAATTCTAAGAATTGGTAACCCGTCAAAATATAAAAGAAGAATTTTTGATTCTTATTTATCTTATCTAACAACTGCAAAAGTTGTAGACCCAATACAGTTTAAACCATATGTTGCGGGTTCTTTACCTACAACAACAGGTAATGTAACATTACAACAATCAAAAACACAAAACCCAGGGGCTTGGTTAAGTTTGGAAACAGAAGTTGGGTTTTCAACGATACCTAATTTAGTTTATACTTCACAAGGAAGTTATATTACAGATTTTTTTGTGGACAATAATATAGAATTTAGTAGTAGGAACATTACTTTGTTGGCACCATTAATTAAAATGTATGCAACAGCAAAACTTGAAATACCATCAACAACTCCAACACAATTCAAAGCACAAATAAATAATTACCTACAACAAGAAGCTAGTATACAAAATAATTTTCTTAATCAGGTTATGAATGGGGTTAGAAAAAAACTTCCCGACCAACAACAATTACCTGAAAAAGTAATATCAAGTGCCATTTCGGGTGAACAAAGTAAAGTAGAAAATTATGAAGTTTTCAAAGCATTGAATGATAAATGGATTGCAGGTGCGGATTTTAAAAACCAAACATTATTTGAAGATATTCTATTTTTAGACAGGGCTTCAAGAAACATTGGTGAAACAATATTGTTAGATATTTTTGATTTAAAAAATATGTTTGGTATTGGAGGAAAACAAGGTGAATACTCTTTAAACCAAGCGATGAGTGTATTCACATTTATAAGTGGAATTTTAATAAAAAATAATTTCACTGTAATGAACCTTCCTGCCTATGTTAATTTCTATAACGTACAAGATGTTGATGGTACGACAATACCACAACCTGAAGGTAGTTTAGAATTTGCAAATAGTATGTGGGGAACATTTTTAGATGTGGATTATAGAAAATCATCACCAAAGATGGTTTGTTTTTATGTTGGTAAACCATCTTCATATTTAGATTTACCTAAAGGTAATTTTAGATTTAGGGATGATTCTTTTGAACTAAGAAGGTCATCAGAAAATCCTTTGATTGAAAATCAACAAGGAAAAAAAGATTGGTCATTATCTAATAAGTGTGTTGGTTTTAATGTTGACTTAGGTATAAGAAACCAAAATATATTTTATTCTTTTTCAGTTTCTCAGGATAATGGGGTTGCAACTTCCGAAGCAATCAACACCCAATTAAACATGGTTGACCAAGCCACAGGTAGAAATACTGCAACACAAAACGTTGGTTTATATAACCTTTATAAACAAAGAAGTTATAAAGCAACTGCAACTTGTTTGGGCAATGCACTATTACAACCAACAATGTATTTTAATTTAAGACACGTACCAATGTTTAACGGTCCTTATATGATTATGGATGTTCAACATACAGTACAACCTGGAAATTTCCAAACAACATTTACAGGTGTTAGACAAGGTATTTATGACCTACCAGCTATTGATTCGTTATTACAAAGTATTAATAATAATTTACTAACAAGATTAGAATCGTTATTAAAAATTAAAAAAGATTCACCAATTGTTCCTGCGTCATCAAATCAACAAAAAAGTAACAATGTGGTTCAGAAAGCAGATAATACCAAAGATACGTCAAATAGTTGTGTATCTAATGTTGATGTTGGTCAATATCGTGAATATACAAATACGACAGCTAATCTAACAGAAGTAAATGCGCAAGAATTTTCAAACGCATTAAATAGAATATTCCCAGGAGCAGACGACAACACACAAGCTTTAAAAGCTTCAATATATGCAATTTCTTATGTTTCAAGTTATCAACAAGATTCCAATACTACAGGTACAGGTAAATTCAAAGGTTGGAATAATAATTTTGGATTAATATCTCTTTATTTAAATTGGAATCCATCACAACAATTTTTTACCAAAACTTATTGTTGTATTAATGTTAAAGATTCATCACCAAACGGAAAATCACAACCATTAGTATCGTTTGCCAACTTAGATGAATACATTAAATTCATGGGCTCAAGATTACAGGCAAACGTACCAAGAATTTTACAAGATGGATTATTAAAATATTACGTTTGTAATTGGCCAAAAAATAATGGTGTTTCAGTTGAATACTTTAATACACATGTTAATGATTACGCAACATTGCAAAAGACAATTGAAAGTGGATTAAGTTCCGCTCAATCGGTTGGACTTTTACCAAAAGAATCGTCTGATAAATTTAAAAAAGTTATTGAAGAGCTTAATAAATTAATAAAGGAAATAAATAGCGGTAGTTCAGGGTCTAGCGGTAGTTCAGGGTCTAGTGGTAGTTCAGGAACGTCAGCAATTTGCCTACCAAAAATAACATCATTCACACCATCAAGTGGTATTGAAGGAACAATAGTTCAATTCAAAGGAGTAAACATAGAAAATGTTAAATCTGTTAAATTTGGTTCAAATTTTGCGGAAATGAAAACATTCCAAAAAATTGATTCAGAAACATTTAGAATTACAGTTCCAAAAACAACAATTGCGAATCAAACAACAAAATTAAAAATTTTAGTGGAAACATCAGATGAAACAATTTCACCATCAAGTGACTTTGTTTATAACTTGAACCAACAAAATCCTGGACAAACATCTTCACCTGGTAATTTAAATGAAACAAAACCAACAAACACAGCACAACAACAAGCGGTGACTGTGGCAAATACGCAACCACAAGAAACAGGACCAATACCTTTACTTGCAAAATATACAAAAAATGGATTTTCAAGTGGTGATATGTCTTTGAGTATAACTATAAATCCTGAGGTTGTTGGACCGTGGGAAATTATTTCTGAATTCACAGAATGGACTTGGCAGGCACTTACTGATGTATATGTTAACAATCAAAAGAAACAAGTAGTTTTAGAAAGCCGAGTTGATAGTAGGGATTTAGAGAAATACGTATCCACAGATAAACAAAGCTTTTATATTAGTAGTACTAATATTGCTAGTTTAGTTAAAGATGATATTGTGGTTACTGGTTCCGAAGATGAATTAAAAGATTGGAATTCTATTTCTACAATAAAATCAAATATCCAATTAGTTGCAACTAGTAAAGAAAAATATACAAAATATAACCAAACAAAAAACACAAAAGACGTGATACCTGACTCATATCAAAACTTCAATTTCACAGTAACATTAAAACTTTAACTTAACTAAACAATTGTATATTTATATAAAAAGAATTTTATGGATTTAAAATCAACTTTAAACAATTATCTTGGAAAATCAGTAAGATATTCTGAGGAAGATAACGGAGACGGAACAAGACAAGTTTGTGATTTAGACACAGGCGATTGTTATACGGTAAGAGACAGAGATGGTCTTATCGAAAGAGCAGGTCACATTCAAACTGCAAATAAAAAAGTAAGAGTAGAAACTGCAAGAGGTATAAAAACATTATTAAACGGATAATAAAATGAGTTTAGATAAAAAAATTTTAAGCGAAATTGAAAGATATAGAAAAATAAATAACTATATCTTAGAGCAAGCGGCAGCACCACCACCCCCGCCAGATTTGGGAGCATTAGCACCAGCACCAGGTGAAGTTGGTGCAGGAGCCCCCCCACCACCAGCACCTGCTGAAGCAACTCCACCACCAGCACCAGGTGCTGAAGGAGCTGAACCAGAAAAAATTGATGTGGAGAATGACCCTGACGTTGAAAAAATCGACGACGAGGGAAAATCGGAAGAAGATGAAAAGGGTGAAGAAGGTTCTTCAACAGAAGAATTAGAAATTACAGATTTGGTGGATTCGCAAAAAAACATCGAACAAAAGCAAGAAGAGTATTTCAATAATCTATTTGGACAACTAAATGATTTAACATCCAAATTAAATGAAATGGATAAAATCATGGATAAACTTAATACCCTTGAAAATAAGATTGAAAAGTATAGAGAAAAGACACCACAAGAAAAACTTGAATTAAGGTCTTTAGATTCTTATCCTTTTAATCAAAAACTGTCACAGTTCTTCGACGACAAACAAGAAGATTTACAAAAAACAGGAAAACATGAATATGTTTTAACAACTGACCAAGTTGAAGATTTAAATGTTAATGACATAAAAAATTCATTCAAACCTGGTTTTAATGACGAAACGGGATTTGAAAATCTAAGATAATAAATTTTATTTATGACAAGTTTAATTGTATTTTTAGTTTTTGCTATAGTTATCACATTAGTTTTTGTTTTAAAGAAAAAGAAAACTGTTGTTATACCACCACCCCCACCACCAGTTTCAGAACCAACGTATTATATCTTTGATGTTGTAATTTCAGAAACCCCAAGTGATATCATGTCACAGGTTTCAAGATTTAAGGTTATGGGTTTAAATTATGAGTTCTGTTCAAATATAGAATATATTAATTTGGATGGTGTTTTTTCATCTTACAACAGTGAACAGGTACTTTATTTATTAAATGATAATAAGATGGTTGAAGTAAGAAGAGGTGGTGAAAATGCACTAACAAGGATTTCCGATTGTACGGAACAACTATAATTTTTTTAAAGGGTCATCAAAAGATGACCTTTTTTATTTGACATAAAGGGATTTCCCAACTATATTTAATAAACACTAAAACACTTAAAAATGAGTAATGTATTAGACGCCGTATTGGCACAGTATGAAAAAAATCAATTTGGGGGCGGGGCCCAATCCAAAATGTCGCAAGACGAAAGAATGAAAAAGTATTTCGCTTTAATCCTTGGGGATAAAGAGAAATCAGGACAAAGAAGAATTCGTATTCTTCCTACATCAGATGGTTCTTCACCATTTAAAGAAGCTTGGTATCACGAAATCCAAGTAGGTGGTCAATGGCAAAAGTTCTATGACCCAGGAAAAAATGACAACGAACGTTCACCTTTGAATGAGGTTTATGAAGAGTTGATGTCAACAGGAAAAGATTCTGATAAAGAATTGGCAAAACAGTATAAGTCACGTAAATTTTATATCGTGAAGGTTATCGACCGTGATAACGAACAAGATGGACCAAAGTTTTGGCGTTTTAAACACAACTACAAGAACGAAGGTATCCTTGACAAAATCATTCCGATTTGGAGAAACAAAGGTGATATCACCGACCCTGAAATTGGTCGTGACCTTGTCATCGAATTGGCAAAATCAAAAACACCTAAGGGTAAAGAATACACAACCGTTTCTGCGATTATGTATGATGACCCAGCTCCTGTTCACACAGACAAAGAGCAAGGTAAAACTTGGATTAACGACGAGTTGACTTGGTTGGATGTATATTCCAAAAAACCTGTCGAATACCTTGAAGCAATTGCAAGAGGTGAAACCCCGAAATGGGATTCTGACAAAGGTGGTTATGTTTATGGTGACGCAACCGTTTCAGAAGAAACTATCGGTGGAACCAAAAAAGCAACATCAAAGTATGTTGACCCTCAAGCAGACGCTGAGGCTGATTCTGATTTACCGTTCTAATTTTATAACCAAGGGTGGTGAAAGCCACCCTTTAATTTTTTATTATGACATCGTTACAGGCAATAGTGTTACAACAACAAGAAAATCCTGTTGTAACTGAAGAATTTCTTAGTAAACTAATTAACAAATATTACAAGTCCGGTAGAGAAATTATTATTGGAGACACTATCATTTCAGGATTCTTGGTAAAAAACAACGGAACCCAAGTAACAAATATAGGAGCAACCTATTCAGGATTTACAGGAGATTTTCAATCAGTTCCAGGTAAAGAATTAGAAATGATTAGATTTCATTCTGAAGAATTTGGTACAATATATCAAGAAGATGAACTAATGAGTCAAACTAAATCAGATAATAAAATACCGTTTATTAAATTAATTCAAAATGGCAATTAAGAAAAACGAATTCAGTGATATTAAAAAGAAGTTTTCTACTTCTGCAAAATATAAACCGCAAAGATTCTTTGATTTAGGTGAAGATTTCTTGGATGCGGTTGGACTACCTGGTCCTGCAATTGGACACTTGAATATGTTCTTGGGTCACTCTGATACAGGTAAAACAACTGCGGCGATTAAAACTGCTGTGGATGCACAGAAGAAAGGTATTCTTCCTGTGTTTATTATCACAGAACAAAAGTGGTCCTTTGAACACGCAAGGTTAATGGGTTTTGAGTGTGAAGAAACTGTTGACGAAGAAACAGGAGAGTTGGATTGGGATGGATTTTTCATCTTCAATAACAACTTCAGTTATATCGAACAAATCACTGATTATATCAACTCACTTATTGATGCTCAAGAAAAAGGTGAACTCGAATACAGTTTGTGTTTCATTTGGGATTCTGTTGGTTCAGTACCTTGTAAGATGACCTATGAAGGTAAGGGAGGTAAGCAACACAATGCATCTGCATTATCTGATAAGATTGGAATGGGAATCAACCAAAGGATTTCAGGTTCAAGGAAATCAGATTCAAAATTTGAAAACACTTTGGTTATTATTAACCAACCTTGGGTTGAACTGCCTGATAATCCATTTGGACAGCCAAAGATTATGGCTAAAGGTGGTAACGCGGTGTGGTTGAACTCATCATTGGTATTCTTGTTTGGTAATCAAAAAGGTGCGGGTACAACAAAAATAACTGCGACAAAAGACAAAAGAAGTGTTAAGTTTGCAGTCAGAAGTAAAGTATCTGTATTGAAAAACCATATTAACGGTTTGGGATTTGATGATGGAAAGATTATCGTTACACCTCACGGATTCCTTGCGGGTAAAGAATCCACAGAAGAAAAAGTTTCAATTGAGAAGTACAAAAAAGAATATGCCGAATATTGGAAAGATATTATCGGTACAGATGGTGATTTTGATTTGAAAGAAGAAAGAGAAGATTAGTAACCCTATAAAAACTAAATGTGGGAAAGACATTGTTGGTAGATGGTGACAACTTATTTAAAATAGGTTTTCACGGAGCTA